GGTTTTTCAAAAACAGCAAGTGGTGCGTTACACGGTGATATGCAATTAGCAAACTGGACGGATTGTTCATAAGGGCTATTTACGTCCATGACAAAACGGTGTTGCTCGCCGTTCATTACGCCGTTACATGGCGAGATGCAGTTAATAGGCTGTCGCTTAGTGACGGTTGTTCCCGCAAATCCAATACTGTCGGCAATCGACTCAAGTAATGGGATAGTTAACGGTAATTGGCTAACCATCTTGGCGTAAAGTGCGCCTAGTCGTTCGTTTGTTGTTGCGGCGGGTGTGCCATCGCAGGAGTCGGGCAAGCCGTAAGCGGCCTCCCATTCGGGTAATAGTTCGGTGAGTTTGGCAGGGTCAATTGCTTTTAATACGCGGCCAGCACTGTCTTGTAAATCATCCAAAATAATGGCTATCGCGGTTAGCTCAACCTTGAGATGCTCACCATTTGGGTTGTAACTGTTAGGTGGTAATAGCTGTTGTAAAACAGCTAAATGGCGATGGGTAGTCATAATAATGTATTGACCTCCACATTACCTAAACGACACCACTCAGTGGCAAATAAACTGACTACAGGTATAACATTGGCACTGGGTGTATTAACCTTGACATCTACTACGCCATCCAGCCCCATGATTAAGGCTTCAATTTGTTTAATAATCACTTTGTCGGCAGGATTGAGCGTAGCAAAGTAATCTGCTAACAAACCCTCAATAATTGGCGTTATAACTTCTAATGTTGTACCTAACAACGCCACTGAAATATCAAAGTCACATAACCTAAAAACAGGAGCATAAACAAGACAATCGGCAGGCTCAGATTGTTGAGCATTGATAGCGGCTTGTACTTCGGCAATGAGCGTGGGACTTGGTAAGCCCGTTACTGTACCGATACATAAATCAACCGTTCCCAAGCCACGGCGGCGAGAATAAACGTAAACGCTAGATACCCCAGAAACGCCACTTGCCCAGCGTTTATAATCTGCTTTTGTGCCGTTGCCTTCAGGGTTTTGTAAGGTAAATAAAATACGTGCGCGTAAGTCGTTATCGTTTTCTTTTTCTGTACCACCTGACATGACTAACGCGAGTGCTTGGCTTTGAATACCTGAAGGTGCGGAGGCTAAGGTCACGGGTGTATTTTCGGCAAGATTACCAACCGTGCCTGTTGTCATGGCAATCGCGTTTACGGTAGCTAATTCGCTGTCATCAATCATGCCTAATGAGGTGGTTATCCATGTATAGCCACTCCGCACAATCGCTGAACCGATAGATAATTCTGCACCTTCAGTACCCGTTATTTGGATAGAGCCTGTTGCGGCAACCGCCTGTTTACGACTTAAACCTGCTTTTTCGGCATGAAAATCTAAGAATTCGTCTTCAGCCGTTTGAGGGAATAATTGACGCAAAATCCATTGTTGATGTTGATATGCGCCTTCAACAACGGCGGCCACACCATGAGCGCGAACCATTTCATCATCATCGTCTTGGAGTGACAAATCAGGGTTTAAGTTAGCAAGTTCTTGTTTTTGAGTTTGAACGAGCTGAGCATAATTAGGAGTGATATACGGCATTTTATGCTCCCACCTGTATAAATTTTCTAAACTTAATTTCTTCGCCTTCGTGGGTTGTCACGAGTGCATAAAACTCTAAGCGACCATTGTTTGGTCTAAAGACCTCACAATCGAGTTTTTTAACACGCTGCGAGCTGACTAAGGGGGTTAAGGCTTCGATGACATATTGTTTAGTAAGCAACATCACTCGCGGCACATCTTTCTCTCGATATAATTCGTGCAAACGACTGCCCAAAGTAGGGTCAACCCACCAACTTCCCAGTGGAGTCAGCAAACGCATATAAACCGCATTAGCCAAGCCTTTACGTGGATCAGGTTTGGCTTTGCCATTTTCTAAGACGTAATCGCCTGTATGTGGATTGATATAGCTCATGGTAAATTCATCTTAGGTTGAGCGGCACCACCCGAGTCGTGGCCATGATCGTTATAGACATCGCGTATTTCTTGCATTGTGCCGCCAGCGTCTTTGACGTAACCATTAGACTCAATATTGCCTAGCACTTTTAAGTTGCCTTTGAACTCAGCGTCAGGCGCATCAACCAACAACTTAGAACCCGCTTTAACTTCAACGATTCGCCCTTGTTTGAGATAAATGTAATCACCAAACGCGCTATAAAGTGCCGTTTCGCCTTTAACCAAGCCTTTAATCCGATATTTGCCGTTCTCACTGGCGATAATCACGCTCAAACCACTACGACCTAAAAGCGGCAAAACAATGACATCACTGCTATCAGGCAAGGCACTGGTAAAACCGAACTGTTGAAAGACAGGCACATTATTTAAGACTTCACTGGCCACGCCTTTGATTTGTGCCACGCTCACTTGACTGGCCGTATTTAATAAACTAGTGACACCACGAAAAGCGGGACGAACTTGTTTTAAAGCGCGGTCAATGGTTTTTTTGAGTTCGTTTATCATGGAGAAGTCATCTCCTGATAAAGTTTGGGTTGTTTACTTTTACGCGCTTTAGTCTTGGCCTTGAAAGGGTCAACCTGCCAGATACCATCTTGTTTAAGCCTTAATTCGGTAGTTTTACCGCCTGTACGACTTAACTTAAATTTACGACCCATCACAAAAAATAGGCCATCAATACCATGAGGCTCAGAGAGTAAAGTGACACGTTGACGAGGTTGCCAGCGAACACCCGTCTCGGTGTAGTGGCCATTAACAATCGCGGTAATGGTATGGCCATTTAATTGGCCATCAATCATCATTTTTTTTGCTTTAGAACGTGCCGCCGCTATATTTTCACAGTCACCACTCGTCACAATTTTGGGGCGATAAATGCCTAGCCCTTTATCAGACAGTGTGGCCGTGATGTTAGGTTGGCTATTACCCGACTCATTCTCAGTCGTTCCCTCTACATCTTGATAAAAAGTGGGTTGTACTTGCCCGCCTTGAGACATCACCGTGATAGAGCTATAACGGTCTTTTAAACTACGATGCCGATTTAAGGCTTCGATATTGTTACCCACACCGTCCATACGCAGTATCAAATGCGCCACAATGGCGGTTTTTGGGTTTGGTTCACCCACTTTTAATACCCCATCGGGGGTAAACCATTGCCATAAACCATTGGCTTCGGCGGCTTTACTAATGGCCTCCCACACAGTTTCTCCCACATCAACCGTAATTTTTTGTCTAATCGCGGTGCTAGGGGCTTCAATGTCATAGGGAGTGTTAAAAGGCTTTAAAAATTGGCTTAAAATTTGGCTAAGATTAAGCTCTTGGCCATCAAAAATAGGCGCGGAGCAATCTAATAACTGTCCTGCCAAGTCACGGCCTGACAAGGTTATTGTGCGTTTGTCTTTGCCAATCGGTTCATCAATATCATCTATTACGCCTGTTAAAACGGTCTCGCCATCTAGCGTTAGCTTGATGCTTTTACCAACGTCAACATAGTTGGGCAATAATGAAGCGGCAGGCGGAAGCTCAAATTGCCACGCATCGGCGGCAATCAACAAGTCACTGTCTATTTCATAACTTTGCCACGCGCTATGAGCTTTACCGTCAATAGTTAAAGCCAGTACGTTATTGTGCGTAGCCATTTAACACCTCGCCAGCATCAATAAAATTAGGTTGACGAATTTGGGGATTAAGACGTAAAAGCTCGATGGCGCGGGCATGGTCGCCGTACCATTCATGGGCTAATAAACGTAATGACGTTGCATTTTTAACAGTGCGGGCTATCAAGGGAGGGTTACGAGCGAGCAAAAGCAATCCTGTCTTTTGAGCAACGTAAGCAGCCGCTTTTAGGCTATCAATGACCGCTAAATCAGCTTGAGACAAGGGCGTATTAAACAAGCGCAAATCGTCAATCAGAGCCTGAACATCTGCTCGCAGCGTGTTGCATATTTCCTCAATTTCGATGGGCGTTAAGGTTGGTTCGGCAATATCTGAGCTAAATAACTGACTCGCGGCAATAAAACACGAACGCAATACCACGCTATCTAAATGATGTCGTAATTTTTGATTATCACGTTGTTGAGCGGTGTTGAGTGATTGACCGTCATTAGGCAGTCTTAAAATGTTTTTAAATTGACTGCGCAAGCTATGCCATTTTGCGGCCATGATGTCGGCATCAAAAGCGCGTAAGTCAATTAAGCCATCGCATAAGCCAGCCATTTGTGATGCAAATTCGTAAGGTGTATTAACGATTTTTTCTAAGGTTGAAATGGCATTTTTTAGTTGCTTGCGTAGGTCTTGCAGACTTTTTAGCATCAATTTATCAAGGCGCAGCGCACGTTGTTTGTTGGCAAAAATAGGGGAGTTGGTAATAGGTGCAAGCTCTGAGGCCAGTTGTTCGTTAGCGGCTATTAGCACCCGTTCTCCCTCTTCAGCGAGAGCTTCAATGGATTGCTCGGCGGTTGTGACTGCAAAGAGTTCGGTAATAATGCCTTGTTCGATAAAGACAATATCAACACGCGCCGTTTCGACTTCTTCTTCTAAGTGCTTAATCGCGTAATTTTGCACTTTAACGGTCAAAGAGCCGCGAATCGGGTGAATTAACTCGCCATCACCCGATTGGCGTAGGGCAACTTCAAACGCATCTAAACGTAGTTCATAATCTTCTCCATAAAAAATAGCAGAAAAATTAAATGATTGAGGGTCAAAGCCCATGCCTTCAATGTTGCCGCCGTTGGTGTAGGGTACGGTATGTAATACAAGCGGTTGCTGGTTGTTATCACTGATTGATAACAATTCAAAGGTTACGCCTCTAAAACTGGCATTTTGTAAGGTATCGCGCCAAGCCATAAATCACCTAAAAGCGACAAAAAGTCGCAAATTGAGGCGTTTAGCTTATGACTATATAAAAGAAGGTGTAAGGAGGAAGATATTCCGCTTAGACAAAACGGCCACAAAGGCCGTTTTACTGGCGTTGAGCTTGTCGTGTGATTTGAGTTTCTACGCTTGAAGCAATTTGTTGACTGTCCAAACTGACATTAACTTGTACATTGGGGGGAGGGATATTTGCCAATTGTTCATTTATTTTTAGTGCGTTTAGTGCGTCATCGTTACCAAAACCATGCCCTAAAAACCAAGCGGCTTTTTCACCAATCCAGTTATCAGTTGCGCCACCTTCATCTATCATCGGTCGAACAATGTGTTTACCAAACTGATAGCCACCCAAACCAAACGCGCCAACACCAGCCGCAACAGTACCTATACCTACCGCACCTGCTGACAACAATGCGCCAACGCCCATTTTGCCAACACCTAAAATAGCCGCCCCTAAGCCAGCACCTGCCGCTGCACCACCTAATGCGCCGCCTGCGCCTGCCGCACCGCCCATCATGCCTTTGCCAAATTTAAAGGCCGCAAATATACCTAATGCAGTGGCAGCAGCATAAGCGGACGCGGCTAATGCTTGGTTAGCTTCCATTGTATTTTGTAGGCCGCCCTCAAATGTGCCAAGCCTCTCTTTGAGCGAATCATAGATTCTTATCGTAGCTAAAATAGATTCTTGTTGTAGTGCATGAGCTTGAGCGGGTTCTATTTCGCCTTTAAATCCTGCAACACGGCTAACAGAACCAACACCATTCCATGAGCCTTGATTGATACGCGCAAATTCCCCACTGTTTAGGCCAGCGATAATAGCCATCAAACCAGATAGCGATTGTTGATTGTGAAATATCTTGCCAAATTCGCCTTGTGCAACAATATTAGCGGCTTCTTTTTTGTATTGGGTGGCCTTGTTTGTATTGCCTGTTTTTTCGGCTTCGGCAATTTGTTTTTGCAATTCGACAAACCGAGGGTTTTTAGATAGCTGTCTATTCATCAAATTAACAACAGCCGTTACCGTGTCAACACCTTGCTCTTTTTGGTCAGCTAAGTATTTAGTAATGTCGAATCCTGCACGATTACCACGTAAACCTATTTTTTTAATAGGGTCTCCCGCTTCAGGCTTAATAAATTTACCAATTGATAATGAAAAATGATGCTGAGAGAATAAATTATACAAGTCGCGCATATTGTCTGCGGCTTGGCTGGGAATACCTGTGTATTTTCGAGCCAATTGCATGTGAGTAGTGACTCTATTTAAACCTTCTTCGCCGCTATAGCCCGCCATTTTTGCGTAAGGTAAGACTTCTGGTAGTAGTCTTGACATATCTTTTAATTCAAATCCGCCCAAATAGCCTGAAGCGGCAGCTCTATCTAAAGCTGCTTGTGTTTTACTAGCTGCAATACCGAAGTTTTTAACTTGTACTGTTAATAATGCAACATCTTGTTCGGTCGCACCTGCCGCAAAAGCCGTTTTAGCAATCGCTTTTAATGGCTCTTTAAGGTCGCTCACATTTTGATATTGCCCCGAAGCCGCCAAAATCCCTGCGCTATCACCAATGCCTTCAACCGTACCATGCCCCTGACGAACTGCATCTTTTGCATATTTAGCCAGTGTTAAATTGGTTTCCCTCACTTTAGCGTCAGACATATTTTTGTAGCCGCCCGTAATACTGGTAGACGCATCAAAAATTTGTGTTTCAAAGGTACGTGCGCGTTCTAATGGGTTGCGTACAATAGCATAGCCTGCCATTGCACCTGTACCAAAACCCATCGCCGTGCCACCCCAACCACCGCCTGTGCCAACGCGGCCACCTGAACCCCCACTTGGCGGCAAAGGACGAGGCGGATTAACCCCACGCAAACGCTCCAACTCACGGCGCATCCGCTCTGCATCACGCGCCCCGTTTTGCAAGCTCCGTCCCACCAAGTTAACGTCACCCGCCAACGTCCGCGACCGACCACCCAATAACGTACTTTGACCTGTTAATTGCGCCAACGTACTGGTTAAACCTTTCCCCTCGACAATCGCCAACTTAAAGCCAGCCGCCAATTTAAGCACGTCAGTATTGAGCTTGGTGGACACATTAGACACCGCCAACATCTCGCCACGTAAGGCTTTAAGCTGTTGCGTTAGCTCCTTGGTAGCTGCCCCTTGTAATTGAACCCGCAAGCTCACGCTTACATTGTTAGTCATGGTCATGCTCCTTTAGGGTCAAGGCTTAGAGGGCTTAGATTTACGGCGGTTAGAGACAAGTGTTTGACTTTGAGGGGATGGGGACTTTTTAAGGCCGTGTTTTTTGATAAAACTGTCCACATGATTGTTAAACTCCGACTCGGGCATGGCGTAAATATCGGCTTTACTAAAACCATGCCCCACCAGAGCAAATACTACGGAGTCAAAAGGGCGGCGGCTTGTACTTGCTCTTTTTTCTTTGCGGTCAGTTCTGCTTTAAGATTAAGCAAATACTCCCCGTCTTCTAAATCTAAGTCCATAATAAAGTCATGCGTAATTTGCTCAGGTGGCACACCGTCAATCGTTAGGCATGACGCAATAACCGCTAACTTAGGGTAATACGCATCGGTATTATCGGGAACAATATCGGCTTTTAAACCGTCACGCAAAGTCGCCTCGCGGAGTGTAACCACGTTACATAATTTGCCATTCACCAACACACCCACAGGCAATACGCCCATCATTTGTAATTTTTGCATGATTACTCCACAACATGGTCAAGTGAGTACATATCAATATCAATACGTGCCTCATTATCCACAGTATATTGCTCACCGACACTCACTGTGCCGCACCCTAAATATGACTCACGGAATGAGCCGTCCTCATTTTCAATAGAGATTTTAGCCCCTTCAATAGCGTCCCAATTACGCGGCTTGGTAGGGTCAACTACGGCAGTGACTTTAATCATAATGTCGGAAACGCCTTTAGCGAAGCCAGTCGTTCGACCTGTCCGATTCATGGTTTTAACAGGTTTTCGGCCTGTATTTCGGGTTGGGCTGACACTGACGACATCTACGTCATCACCGTCCACCGACATAATAATTGAGCCAACAAGTTCGGTCATGACTTACCCCTTATAACAAATCAATTTCGGCAGCCAATACGTGCAAGCCACGCACAATATCAGCAGGAATACGCGCATTAGAACGAGTACGGTCGGTTGGCGACTCTTCAACAATCAATAAGTCTTTGTTTTTTGTCACGTCCTGCACAATTTCTAATTCTTCAAGCTGCTTTAACACGTTTATCAATTCAGACCGAATCGCACGACGGCGACTAGCTGAGTTTTTAACCCGTGGAAAGCGCAGCAAAATACGTTCACGACATGACTTACGCACATAATCCAACGAGCAAATCGTGGTAATATCCAATAAAGACGGGTCAGGAACGCCCAAGTCGTTAGTGGTATAACCGCTAATCATGCGCACAATTAGCACTTTTTGACCTGCGCCAACCTCAAGCGGTGTAATACCGTGATTAAGCAAATCCTCTTGCTCCGTGCGCCCAATCCAATCACCTACGTCAGGCGCGGCAATGCCTAATAAAGGTAAGCCATTTAATGGACGAGCAGGGTCTGACTCGCTAGATTTTACAAA